GCCTGGTTCGCGACCAGGGAGGACATCAGGTCCGCCCTGGACGCATCTGACGCAGCGCGCACAGACGCGCAGCTTGACCGCGCCTTGGACGCGGCGAGCCGTGCTGTCGTCGGCCTGTGCAACCGGGAGTTTGTGCCCACCCTGGCCACGAAGGTGTTCGACTGGCCGTCCGAGCAGACCCCGCGGTCGTGGCGGCTGTGGCTGGACCAGCATGATCTGATTTCGGTGACGGAGATCCTGTCGGCGGGCACTGTCGTCCCGGATACGGACTACTACCTGGAGCCCGCGAACAGCGGTCCGCCGTTCACGTACATCGAGACGCGCCTGGATCGGCCGTCGGTGTGGTCGACGGGCGGCACGTGGCAGCACGCGGTCAGCGTCCAGGGCCTGTGGGGCTACAGCGATGAGCAGGTCCCGGCCGGGACGCTCGTCGGGGCCATCGACGCCAGCCAGACGAGCGTGACGGTGTCGGATTCCAGCGCGGTCGGTGTCGGCCACATCCTCACGTGTGGTGCGGAGCGGATGACCGTCACCGGGAAGCGCCTCGCGGACACTGGGCAGACCGTGCAGACCCCGCTGACCGACCTGAACAACGACGTCCTCGTCGAGGTCACCGACGGCACCGCGTTCCACGAGGGCGAGCAGATCGTGATGGGCGCCGAAACGATGCTCGTCACCGCGATCGCCGGGAACTTCCTCACCGTGACCCGTGCGGTGAACGGGTCGGTCCTCGACACCCACACCGGGACCGCGATCTACGCGCCGCGTCTGCTGACTGTGGTGCGTGGCGGCTACGGCACGACCGCCGCGACGGCCTCGGACGGGACGGCGCTGACCCGCTGGGCGCCGCCCGGGCTGGTCCACACCCTGTGTGTGGCGGAGGCGCAGAACTGGCTGCTGAACGAGCAGGCCGGCTGGCTGCGCACCACCGGCAGTGACCGCACTGGCAAAGAGGCCACGATCGAGGCGCTGAAGGATCTGCGGGACCAGTGCTACACCGAGCACGGCCGTAAGACCCGCACGAGGGCGGTGTAGTCATGGCTGACGACTACTCGGTGCAGGTGTCCGCGTCGGGGCCGCTGTTCGACGGGCGCGCCTCCGCGATGATCACGCGTTGGACGCGGGACGGCGGCGAAGAGATCGCGCAGTGGGCGGAGCAGGAAGTCCACCGCGTTCTGCACCAGGTGCTGCGGCACCCGACGGGCTACTACGAGTCGCATGTCCGCATCAACCGGCAGTCCCCTGACCGGTTCGAGATCACGGACGGTGGCGTGGTGTACGGGCCGTGGCTCGAAGGCGTCGGGTCCCGTAACAGTCCCGTGACCCGCTTCAAGGGCTATGCCACGTTCCGGCGGGTGCAGCAGCGCGTTGAGGCCCGTGCGGACCGCATGATGCAGCGCATTCTCGACCGGCACACCAGGGAGCTGTGACATGGCCCTGGACATTGACACCCTCATGGCCCGCGTCACGTCCCATGCGCAGACGTTGGGCGTGTTCCGGAAGGTCAACGGTCACGAGCCGAAGTCCGCGCCCGGCAACGGGGTGACGGCGGCGGTGTGGGTGCAGGCCGTCGACCCGATCGAGTCGTCCGGACTGGACTCCACGACGGTACGGGTGGAGCTGATGGTCCGCCTGTACACGCCGATGATCCAGGAAGCGCCCGACGCCATCGACCCGAGCGTGTTGAAGGCCCTGGACCGGCTGTGCGCCGCTTACACCGGGGCGTTCACCCTCGGCGGCATGGTGCGGCAGGTCGACGTCCGCGGGGCCTACGGCGACCCGATGAGGGCCCGCGCCGCCTACCTCAACCAGGACGGGCGCATGTTCCGCGTCCTCGACCTGACCCTGCCTTTGATCGTCAACGACCTATGGACGGAGGGAGCGTAAATGTCCAAGCAGAGTGGTCTCGGAGACCGATTCTTCGTCGGCGGCTACAACCTGTCCGGGGACATCAACTCCCCAGCCCTATCCGGCGGCCCCGCAACCCTCGATGTCACCGGCGTCGACAAGGCCGCGTTCGAGCGGATCGGCGGCGTCCGAGACGGCTCCATGACGTTCACCGCGTTCTTCAACCCCGGCATCGAAGCGAACGCCGCCCACGCCGTGCTGTCCGTGCTGCCCACCGCCGACGTGCAGCTGCTGTACTGCCGCGGCGCGACGCTCGGCGCGCCGGCGGCGGGCCTGGTGGCGAAGCAGATCGGCTACGACGGGACGCGCGGCCAGGACGGGTCGTTCACGTTCGCGGTGCAGGGCCAGGGCAACGCCTACGGCCTGGAGTGGGGCACCCTGCTGACCGCCGGGGAGCGCACCGACACCGCGGCCACCAACGGCACGAGCGTCGACAACGGCGCGGCCACCAGCTTCGGCGCGCAGGCCTACCTGGCAGTCACAGGGTTCACCGGCACCGACGTCACCGTGACGATCCAGGACTCCGCCGACAACGCCACGTTCGCCGACGTCACCGGGTTGACGTTCACCACGGTGACCGCCGCGCCTGCCGTGGAGCGGCTGCAGACCGGCCGCACTGCCACGCTGCGCCGCTACGTCCGTGCCGTCACCACCACCAGCGGCGGGTTCACCTCCGCCACGTTCGTGGTCGCGGTCAACGTCAACGCAGTGGACACGGAGTTCTGATGAACAGGATCACGCCCGGGCTGCCTGTACAGGCCTACCGCACCTTCGAGATCTCTTCGCCGCTCGCCACCCACTGGGCCCCGGCGACCTGTGCGGAAGTCGACTGCGACCACTACGTGAACGGCTGGACCTCCGTAATCGACGAGTCCACCGACCTCGGGCAGCAGCAGGCCCACTACATCCGCCACGACACCAGCAGGCGGCACCGCGAGGAGCGGCAGCCCAACGGCATGACCGCGTTCACGTTCGAGCCGGGGCAGCGCTGCTTCGGCGCCTCGAAGCACCAGGTGCCGGTCGGCCGGCCCGAGGTGTACCTCAGCCGCGGAGGGGACTGGCGCGGCACCACCGGCCAGCCCCTGCAGCATTCCGGGCCCGAGGGCTGGCTGGACGAGTTCCAGACCAACCAGGACCGGCTCCACACCCTCATCGAACGCGGCTAGAAAGGAACAACGACCATGAGCAAGAGCAGCGGCCTGGGTTGGTCGACGTGCAGTGTCGACGATGCGTCGGGCACGGCGCAGGCCATCAAGAACGACATCACCAACCTGCAGTTCGCCACTCCCAGGGCGACGCAGGACGTGACGGGCATCGACAAGTCGGCGATGGAGCGGCTGCTGCTCCTCGCTGACTTCTCGATCACCCTCAACGGGGTGTTCAACCCGGCCAGCAACATGTCCCACGACGTGTTCAAGACCGTCCCGTCTACGTCGGTCGCGCGCACCACGACCCTCACGGTCAACGGCGTCACCCTCGCGAACGAGGTGCTGTACACCGACTACCCGCTGACCCGCGCCAACTCCGGCGAGCTCACGTTTGCTGTGCCTGGCGTGCTCGCCGACGGCACCGTCCCCACCTGGAGCTGACATGGGATTCCGCGCGCCCCGCCGCACCTACCAGCTCGCCCTGGGTGAGGAGTTCGCCGGCCTGACCGCCACCGTCTCCTCGGTGTCCATCGGCGAGTACATGACCCTCGCCGGGTTCACCAGCGACACCGTGCCCGTGTCCTACGCCATCGACCAGTTCTGCGCGAACCTCGTCGCCTGGAACCTCGAAGACGAAGACGGCCAGCCGATCCCCGTCTCGGCGGCGAAGGAGCAGGACAAGGAACTCGTCCTCGCCCTCACCTCGGAGTGGGTGACGTCCCTCCACGGGGTCGCAGCCCCTTTGGAGCCGAGCTCGCCCGATGGCGAGCCGTCCCTGGAGGCATCGATTCCGATGGACGCCTCATCGCCAAGCCCGGCGCCCTCGTAGAAGCCGAAACCCTGCTCGGGCTACTCCGCCAGTTCCCCGGATACACCCTGACGAGCCTCCGCGAGGAGGACACCGAACTACTCCAGCTCCTCGCGATCGAGGACGCCGGACGACCCGCCCAACCCGCGCTGCCGGAAGGAGACGACGATGCCTAGCACAGTGGACATCCTCGTCCGGCTGCGCACCGCCACCACCAACGGCCTCGCCGACGTCCACTCCGCGCTCCGTGGCTTGCAGCAGGACGCCGGGGCGGGCGAGCGGGCCCTGGGCAACCTTCGGGCTGGCCTTGTCGGGCTGGCGCCCGCTGCTATCCCGCTGGCGGCCGGGTTGGCGGCGTCGCTGGCGCCGGTGGTGGAGGAGTTGGGTGCTGCCGCGGTCGCCACTGGGGCGTTCGCTGCGGCGATCATCCCGCAGGCGTCAGCGATGAAGGACGCCGCGACGGCATCGGACAAGGCGTCGAAGGCCGCCACACAGTACGGGGCGTCTTCGACGCAGGCCACGAAGGCGCAGCAGGCGTACCTGGACACGCTCGTAGGGATGCCGCCGGCGACCCGTCAGGCGTCGGCCGCTTTGGGCAACCTGAACTCCGCCTACAAGGACTGGTCGAATTCCCTCGCGAAGGACACGATGCCCGTTGCGATCAAGGGCTTCGGGATCCTGGAGGCGCTGCTGCCACGGTTGACGCCGCTGGTGCAGGGCGCTTCGGTGCAGTTCAACCGGCTCGTCACGGCGATCGGCGGGATGACGCAAACCCAGGGCTTCGACAAGCTGTCGAGGCAGTTCACCGGGTTCGCGAACGGGGCGCTCAAGCACCTCGTCGATGAGCTGCTGCACTTCTCGCGGGTCCTGTCGCAGGGTGATTTCAACACCGGACCCCTGCACGACATGATCCAGTACGCGAAGGACAATGCGCCGCTCGCGAAGGAAACCCTCCACAACCTCGTCCTGGCCCTCGCGAACATCGGGAAGGCCGCCTCGAACGCTGGGCCGGGCATGCTGACCGTCGTCAACACCCTCGCGAAGCTGATCAACGCCCTG